GATGCTGAAGAACCTGCCACGCCCAAACGTTGCTTCTTCGACTTCAGCGACCGCAGACTCAACAGCTTGTTGCAGTGCGGGAGAAATCAATCGAGAACGCTCTGATTGGCGTAGTGTGTCTTCTTGCGACCAGATACCACGCCATAGACGGTAGTATTCATCAAATCGCTCTGAGTAGTTAGACTCATAGTGGTCACGCCATTGCTCGCACTTATGCATGATCCAACCGGCTACAGTTTGGCCTTTGATGTCATAATCCATATTAATATCCTGCTATTGGGTCAATAATTTCAAAGTCGGTTTCCTCATAGTCAACGTAGTAGCTTACTTTGGCAAGCTGGTCTACGTAGGCTAATGCGTCAACCAAGTCATCATGGACAAGTGGGTTTGGGAATTGGAAAAGCTGATCCATGAACTCACGATTCCATTCTCCCTCAGATAATTCAATTTTGTTGTGCTCAAAGCGTCCCTGCAACGCCCACACAACACGGTCTACCTTTTTCTTATTACCGTGCGTCAGTTCTTCAACTCTGAAGAATCTATTCCCTGATTTCATCAGATCGGTAAGGTACGGCATCACAGCATTGCGTAATGCACCTTTCTCAATGCCGACTGCGACAGGCTGATACGCATTCACAGCATCAAATATTTTCTTTGCTGTTTTTTTGATGTCCCATCGTCCGTATACAATGTCTGCTACCCACCATCCATCTGGACTGGCCTTGACTACAGCAATAGCAGTAGAGTCAAGTTTTTTACCTTTCCCGGTAGCATTGGAAGCCACATCAGCAAATCCTGCCAAGTCGATAGCGATGTAATAATCTCCATCCTCTGGCTCTTCGTTGGTAAAGTTAAGCCAATCTTCTTTAAAGATCTCCGAACCCAACGCCTCGAAAGACGCCATGAATTCCTGACGGAACGCATAAGACGACATCGACTGTTTAGCTGTATTGATCTCTTCAGGATCAAGCAAGGGGTTGTCATAACTTGTGAAGTGCCAAGCACGGTAAGTAGGATCATCACCAAGCTCCGCATACTTATACAAGTCGTAAAAGTGGTTTCGGCCAAGCGGAGTACCAATAAATAGCGCAGACCCTTTTTGGTCAGCGAGAGCAGGACGTAATACGGTTTCCCAGACACTGGGCTTCATATCCGCATATTCGTCAAGCACCAAGAACTTCAGCGAGACCCCTCGCATTGTTTCTGGTCTATCAGCACCTTTTAATGAAATTGTCGCTCCATTAATCAGTTTAATTTGCATATTATTGACATGGCTACCAGAGATTACAGGGTTCCCTAATTCCATCAGGGTGTTCCACATAATATCTCTAGCCTGTCCCTGAGTAGGTGCCACGTAGAACACATGACCCTTTTCAGTCTGTAGGGCGTTGATAATCAACATCCACGCCGCAAGACGAGACTTACCAGTTCTTCGCCCTGCCGCTACAATTTTAAATCTTTCCTCAGCCTCAAATACATTTTGTTGCCAAGGAAGCAACTCAATATTAAGCTCCACGCATAATCTCTACAAGTTCTTTGGAGCGTCTACCTACTTGAGTATACCATTTTGAGTCCACCATCTCATCGGCGGCCTTGGTGTAATTCCCTTCATTGACAGCCGCTAAGAATTTCTTAAACTGTCCCAAGCGATTGCGGCCAAGGTTGAAAGACATATTAACAATAACACGTTGAGCATCTACAGATTGTCCTGCAAAGTTAAGTACAAGAGCACAGGCATCACTATAAGCTACGTCACAATCTTCATGGAAAGCACTTAATATTCTTTCGTCTGTAACCGGGGTTCCTACAGGCCAAGTATGCTCTGGATCAGTCTCAGTCACTAAGTGACCTATTCCAAATGTTGGCAAGTGTTCTGTATCTAAATAGATCTCAGCAACATATCCTTCATGACGGATTAGATCTTCTTTGACTAATTCTATTAATTCTTCTTTTTTCATGATTCCTCCGGTGTTATATCGATAATATCTTCTTCAGAGCCAACTATCTTAGTTTCCCCGCCAACACCAGTGATCGTAATATTCACAGAACTCTTACCCTGAGAGGTTTTATCCTTTTCAAAGTATGACATCGGTAATACTCGATCCATACACATTTTTAATGCCGCCATTTGTCCGGGGTGTTCGTCATCCAGTGCGATATGAATTATTTTATTAATGACTTTATCGCCTGATGTAGCAAGTAATCGAGCTTTGAACTCATTAATTCTTGCGGCATCGCCCGGTGGACGCCCTACAACGCCTCTGTTACCTTTTTTCTTGGCCTCAACGTCGCTCTTTCGTGGTCTACCACGCTTCTTAGGGGCATTTATAGTGTCTGTCATGGGACTCAATATAGTTTCTCCATCATATATCTATATGATACCACGCAAAAAAGCAAAAGTCAAGCCTTTTTTAGTAATATTGACTGTGTTTTCTTCAGTTTAGAATCTGTAAAGTTATCAAATACTTAATAGACCTGCCCTAACTTTATAATTTTGCTAGTTTTTTCTTATTTTTGACCTCTAGCAAGTCTGTCGAGCACCCGAGTTGATGTTGATGACTGTATAGACGCTCCCGGCATCAAAAAATGGCGTAGGCCTTTATAGTTTAGCAAGTCGGCTGAATGCGAATCATTTGCATTTGCGTTTGCATTTGCGAAAGCTGGCATGATTATTGCAACTGCAAAGACTATGCCAACTTCATAGGCCTGCAAAGTTGGCACGATAATTGCAACTGCAAAGACTATGCCAACTATCGAGCTGAGGCGCCTAGCAAGAACTATGCCAACTTTGTAGGCTACAAAAATTTTTTAGTCTATATAGTCTGTGCAACTGCACAATGAAAGAAAAATATAGAAACAGAAGAGGCGATATAGTACCCCATAGGATAGGACAAAAAAAAAGCGCCCTATAAAGAGCGCTCAAGTTATCCAAAGAAAAATTCAAGTATGATGTCTAACCAACCGGGATTGTCCCGGCGTTTTCGTTTACCCATTAGCGCACCAAATATTCATAGTGAACGGCGCTAACGTGATCACCGTCAACCCATCGTTTAGGGTCTTTCTTTGCGATTAGGTTACACCATGTATCCCATAACCAAGAAACCCGGCGTTTTTTGCAGGCATCAATATACGCATCAATTTTTTTGCGCTTGGTGGTATCGGTTGCGCTTTTGTCGAACGTCAATACACTTGGTGCAATGTTTAAGCGCCGTAGGTTGTGAACATCAATACAACCAACACGCCCGGCGAATAACTGACAACAAAAACCGGCCTTAGCTAAACCAAGACCCGGAACCATTAAAAAAGCTTGCATCAATTCGGTATCGTTTTTTTCGTCGTTTGCATCCCGGTAAAGCGCTTGTTTATGTTCCTGCAACCAATCAAACGTCTTGCGCTTGTTACCCCAAACGAAACGACTAGCGGCGCCATGCTCCCGATAATCTTGCATTTGATCGCCTACAGCATACCAAGGTTGTTGAATCGACAATACAACCATCATCACCAAGTCTTGCAGGTTGTCTGCGCGTGTTTGAGCGAATGCGTTAATTTTTGGGTTTACTGTTTTGAAACTCATGATTTATGCCCTAATCAAGTTATATAATGCGATTGTACCATACACTAACAACAATAGTGCGGCGCCGTTATCAATGCCTAAAATTTGCGATTCTATCATAATAAAAAACGCCCCATTGCTGAGGCGCTCTCCGTTAGTGGTTATTTTTCGGCGCTAACGCTGAAGTTCCAAATGTCTCTACCTTTCGGCGCTTCCACTGCGATAGTGATTAACCCGCAATGAATTTGAGCGAAACTATCATAATTGTCGCCCGATATCGGACGCATTTTGGTAGAGCGCACACGATAGAAACCCTGCAGGCCTAAACGATCGGTATAGAATCGAACCGTCCCGTTTTTCTCTTTGGTGAATTCGACGTCCATCGTTGGCCAATATTGGCGAACCATGTTACGAGCAAGGCGCTCTGTTTTGCTATACTTGAAAAACTCTTTAACTGCTACGATAATATTTTGCATTTTTATATGCTCCATTTTGTTTAAGGTTGTACCGATTGGCCCTGATGCCATTCGATAGTTGAATGTTAAGGCCTGAGAAAAATATTGTCTAATAATACTTTTTCATAAGCATATAATTTTTGGTTATATTGCATAGGCCTTTATATACGCACACGCACACGTAGCAACTACCATGCCAAAAAAGCGAAATCGACGATCTATTTTTTTCAATGCTACGGTACCACATCGGCGCTAGCGTCGCTTGTAGGGCCTTAGAATCGCTCTCAGCACTAAGACTAATTAAAAGCGCATTTTTTGCGTCTGAATTTAAATTTTGGCACAATTGTTGTTAATGCATAAACCATGCCAACTTTTTAGGCTGCTGAAATTTTACTACATTGCGAATGATTCTCAATTGTGATTGATTCGCATTTGCGAACTATTATCATTTGCGAATGATTCTCATTTGCAATTGTAAATGCAAACGATTTGCGAATGCGAATGATTCTTATTTGCATTTATATTCTTAATATGGTAAATTATTGCAGATCTTGTTTTTTACTGGAGAATTGCAGATTGACAATTTTTCTGGCAGATCTTAAAATTAAGCAGATAAAGGAAATTTCTATGAGATGTTTAGCTTGTAACGCAGAATTGACAGATTACGAGGCGACTAGAAAATCAAGTGTCACCAAAGAATTTGTAGATCTTTGCAACAATTGTTATAGTTCTATTAATGAAGATGTGGAAGTCATTGATAACAAAGACTTAATTAGTTTTCAAGACTATGTTGACTTTGAAGATCAGATGTAGTACCCTCATCTATATAGATAACTAGATAACTATTTATTTATTTATCTATTCATCTAATTATTATAGTAACTAAGTAACTAGAGGCTATGTAGACTATGAATGGTAAGATTCCTTCAGTACAGCGTGAGAGCTTCATGGGAGGCTTAACAGGTGAATCAGCATATCAGTGGGCTTGCTTTCTTGCTGATGAAGCTGATATGATCGGTGACACCTTTGGATACAGTAGATTCAAAAGTATTGCAGAATCACTTGAGCCTAAGGAAGGTAAACCTGTCGTTGCAGGTTTCTATTGTCATGACTTAGAAGAGGCTATTAAAGCATGGACAACGTAAGCACAGTAACACTGGTAAGAGCACTGGATAAGCGAATCAAAGAGTATGCATATCCAGATGATTTCTTTGAAACGATTGCAGATGACACTGTACAGGACTTAAAAGTTGCAGTAGATGGTTGCTTGAGTCAGTATACAGATGTCTTGGTTCAACGATTAGTGGATGGAATGGAATAATGAGTATTGAAGAAATTTGTGAGCTGTATGACAGCAATCCGAACCTTACCTTGTTTCAACTCAGTAGCATGACAGGTAAGTCAATTGAAGAATTAATGGAGATCTTAATCAGTGAGAGAGGGTAGCTATACCTATGACCACTACTACTGGGATGAGATGGATAGAGAATACACCATTCAAGGTACTTGGAACTTTGAAAGGAACTATCCAGACTCTCCAGATATGTGGATCTTAGAGTCGCTTGAGATAATCGAGCAGGAAAGGAATGCACCAGATATTTGCATTGATAAGAGATCAGATGTATGGTTGCATATCGAACGCAGTGGCGTTGATGAACAGTTTGTAAAGAAAGTGGAGTATTACGAATGAATCAGATCTATAACATCGAACAGCTTAAAAAGTATCTATCGACTTTACCTCTTGGTACTGAGGCAGTTGAGAAGATCACAGAGTTTGCTGAGTTGCAGGATAGTCAACTTAATCGGGCTAGACAGCGTTGTGATGTAGCCGCTAATATGTTAGGTCATGATATGATCACTGAGATGATGGAGTAACAATGGCATTCGTCAAGTACAACCTAGAGTGTCCAGAGTGTGGCAGTAGTCGAGGCTATGGAATCGATGATGCAGGCTTTGGACACTGTTT